AAAACAAGTTAAAGCTGTTAATCCTTTAATTCAAGGATTACCAACTACTGACGGTTACGATTCAGGTGACGGCGTTTCTTTATTTAACGTTGCTCACCCAACTATCGCTGGTAGCTACAAAAACACTTTAACTACTCAAGCAGACTTAAACGAAACTTCTCTTGAACAGTCTTTAATCGACATTGCTGCGATGACTGATGAGAGAGGTCTTAAGATCGCTGCAAAAGGAATGAAAATGATTATTCCTTCTGAACTTCAGTTCACTGCAGAGAGATTAATGAAATCTGCTCAAAGAGTTGGTACTGCTAACAATGATATCAATGCAATCATGAATATGGGAATGGTTCCACAAGGTTATGTGGTTAACAATTTCTTAACTGACACTGATGCGTTCTATATCATTACAGACGTGCCAAATGGTATGAAGTACTTCGAAAGATCTCCTATCTCTACTAAGATGGAAGGTGATTTCGATACTGGTAACATGAGATACAAAGCTAGAGAAAGATACTCTTTCGGAGTTTCTGACCCTAGAGGTATCTTCGGTGTTGAAGGTGCTTAATACTTAACAGTATTAATTATTTTAAAAGGGGGGTTTCGGCCCCCCTTTTTTTATGTTAGAAAGACAAACCTATGAAATACAAATACATTATAAAAATTTTTACAAAATACCTTCAAACAAAATTTGAAATCGAAAGTGATAAAGAAATAAATGCTATTGAAGAGCTACATCCTCATATCATTGACTTTCTAGGAAAATCTGCTATAGATTGGGAAAAAAATGATTTACAATATACAAGTACTGTAAATAGTTTTTACATAACCTATGAGGAGGTTACAAATGGCTCAGGACAACATGGTATTGTTCGCCAAGAAACTGAAACTCGAGTCTAGATGGAATGAGTTGTTTCTTGAAAACAAAGGACAAATAACCGCCGAAATGTCTGCTTTAGGTGATGAGATCAAAAGAGTAATTAGATCTATCATCAGAGAACAAGAGACAAAAGTCCATACCAATGATAAAGATTACGAAGTACATCTTTACGCTGGTTAATTAGGACTTAAAATCGTTAAAAATACGTTTTTTCTGTAGGGATTTCTTGCACTCTTCAATAATTTCATATATAAATTAACTACTATACATAAATTATTCTGCATAGACGCGTATAGTCGACGGCCTAGAGACTATGTAGAAATAACTAGGAGGATATAAATATGGCAAACACTACATTCACAGGACCAGTAGTATCTTTAAATGGATTTATTGGTGGACCAAATGTAAACGCAGGTGGAACAGGTTCCAATGACACTGAACAAGGTGGAAAAGTTGCGTGGACTGTTGGTTCAAACACTTCAACTGTAACTATTGCATCGGGTCCAAGACAAGGTGAAACTTTAAGCGCAGTTGGTAATGAAGGTGTTATGATTTATGTTTCTAATGGCTATACAGGAAATGCTGTTTATGCTTTTTCTGATGGTTCAGATTGGAAACAAGTAATCACTGGTACTAACATTACAGCAAGTTAAAAAATTATAGAGCTCCTTCGGGAGCTCTTTAAAATTTAAGGAGAAAAAAAATATGGCAAGTAAGGGCGATATACAAGCAACTAGATTTGAAGCAACAACTACTTCTGCTATTGTAGCACCAGCAGTAAGATTGAGAGGTGTTATTGTATCTAATAATGATGCAACTAATGCAGGTAAAGTAGTACTAACTACTACTTCTCAAGCAGGAGATGCTTTATTTATAGCAGATTGTCCAGCTGGTGATGTTATTAACTTTTCATTTCCTGAGGATGGAATTTTATTTCCAAAAGGAATATTTGTTTCTACATTCACAACAATTTCAGCTGTAACTTTATTGACTGATAAATATTCTGGACCAAATTTAACATCATAGGAGGTTAGATGGCTAACACTACTTCCGGTACATATGTCTTTGATAAGAATTTTCAGATTGATGAGATCATAGAAGAGGCTTATGAGAGAATAGGCTTGCAAGGTAATGCAGGTTATGATATTAAAACGGCGCGACGATCTCTAAATATTCTATTTCAAGAATGGGCAAACCGAGGTTTGCATTACTGGGAAGTTGCAAATAACTCAATAACTTTGGTAGATGGTCAAGCAACTTATACAATGTATCGTTCGACGGGTGATGGAACTTCTGACGCCACTAGTATATACGGCGTTGATGATATATTGGAGTGCTCTTATCGGAATGCATCTTCTATAGATACACCTCTTACAAAAATTAATAGATCAGCTTATCAAGCTCTTTCAAATAAATCTTCTGAAGGACAACCCGTACAATATTTTGTACAAAGATTTATAGATAGAGTTACAATAACTTTATATTTAACTCCAGGATCATCTGAAGCAGGTAATACAATTAATTATTATTATGTAAAAAGAATTGATGATGTTGGCGCTTATACAAATGCAGCTGATGTACCTTATAGATTCGTTCCTTGTATGTGTGCAGGTCTTGCATATTATTTAGCTCTTAAAAAAGCTCCACAAAGAATTCAAGAATTAAAAATGTTATATGAAGATGAATTACAAAGAGCTTTAGCTGAGGATGGTTCTTCTTCAAGTACATTTATAACCCCAAAAACTTATTATCCAAATGTCTAATTTATCTAGAGGAAAATACGCACAGGCAATATCGGATCGTTCAGGTCAAGCATTTCCATATCAAGAAATGGTTACAGAATGGAATGGAGCCTTTGTCCATTATTCTGAGTTCGAGCCAAAACATCCACAGTTAGAACCTAGAAGATTTACAGCTGATGGACAAGGATTACCAAAAGCTAGACCTGCAAGAGTAGAACCTGCTACACCAAATTTATTACAATCAAATCCTTTTAGTTTAACATCAGGATCAGGAACTGTTTCTGTTTATGAACCAAGTCATGGAAGAACAACTGGAGATATTGTTTGTTTTAGAAATGTAGATGGCACTCCTGGTGGAGTTGCATATTCTGTATTTGAAAATGCATCAGGATTTAGTATAACAGTAACAGATACAAATAATTACACGTTCTCATTAGGTGCTACACCTACAAGAACAGAAAACGGAGGAGGCATAACTGTGACCGCTGGTCCAGTCACCTTGACACCATAATGACATACGCAGAATTAGTAACAAAGATTAGAGATTATTGTGAAGTAGATTCAAATGTATTTACTTCAACTATTATCGATGGATTTATCCAAGATGCAGAATTTAGAATTTTAAGAGAAATTGATTCTGATAATAATAGAAGATATGCTCAAGCGGATATTGTTGCAGGTCAAAGATATGTTAATACACCATTGATTAATGATCAGACTTTAATTATTAGATCAGCTCAAATCACTAATTCTACCGGTGGTGCAGATAACTCAAATAGAGCTTTTTTAGAATACAGAGAAACAAGTTTTATATCTGAATATAATGCTGAAGGTACACAAGGATTACCAAAATACTATGCATATTGGGATGAAAACACGATTGTACTAGCTCCAACCCCAGATCAAAATTATAACATGCAGATAAATTATATCTTGAAACCAAATCAATTATCAGCTAGTAATACAACTACATACCTAAGTACGGAATTTCCTAATGGCTTATTGTATGCATGTTTAATAGAAGCTTTTGGATTTTTAAAAGGTCCTATGGATATGATTCAGTATTATGAAAAAAGATATGCTGAAGCAGCTCAAGGTTTCTCGATTGAACAAATGGGCAGAAGAAGAAGAGATGAATATACGGATGGTTCACCTCGAATTCGACAACAATAATAATTAAGGAGTAAATACAAATGGCAATAACACAAGCAGTTGCAAATAGTTTTAAAAAAGAAGTCCTAGAAGGAAAGCATGACTTTCAATATTCTGGTGGTGATAATTTTAAACTTGCTTTGTATATCTCTACTGCAACCCTAAATTCATCAACTACAGCATATACAGCTTCTGGCGAAGTTTCACCAAGTGGTCAATATGTTGCTGGTGGTGGAGCATTAGTAAAACCAAATCCAAGTACTTCAGTTGCATCAGGTGTTGCAATTGTAGACTTTGCAGATTTGTCATTTACTGGTGTAACGATTACAGCTAGAGGTGCATTAATTTATAATACTTCATCGTCAAATGCGGCGGTTGCGGTATTAGATTTTGGTGCAGACAAAACAGCAACTTCGGGAACTTTTACAATTCAGTTTCCTAACTTTACAACTTCAGCAGCGATTCTTAGAATTGGTAACGCGTAATAGGAGGGACTTCCTATTATGGCCAATGCTTGGGGCGAACTAAGTTGGAGTACAGGTTCATGGGGAGAACAGAACGATATTTCTGTATCCTTAACTGGACAACAGGTTAACTGTGCTCAAAATAATGTTGGAGTCTCAGCAGAAATCAATGAAGGTTGGGGTCGATTAACCTGGGGTGAAAACGGTTGGGGTATTGGTGGTGATGTATTAATCACTGGTATTGGTGTTAGTGCTGGTATTGGAACCGGTTCAGTTACTATTGATGTTGAACCAGGTATTACTGGTCAACAATTAAATTTAAATACAGGAACAGTTACAGCTTTTGGTTTAGCACAAGTATTTCCATCAGGAGAACAATTAAATTTATCTACAGGAACAGTTGATCCTGCTCCTGATGTAATGTTAACTGGTATTGGTTTAACAACTACAACTGGAACATTACAAGGATATAATGAACAAGGTTGGGGTAGAGATGATTGGGGCTCTGAAGTTTGGGGAGCTTCTGGTTTCTGGGCATTTGCAGAAACTACAGGAATAGGTTTAACAGCTAATCTTGGAACAGTTGTTGCTGATCCAGTTACAATCGCATCTCCAACAGGTATAGGTTTAGTAGCAGAAGAAGGAACAGCGGATCCAAGTCCAGATGCTACAGTTACTGGTATTGGAATGACTGTAGGTGTGGGATTAGGCAGTGTTTCAGGAACCGCGGATATTGATGTAACAGGTATTCAGTTAAATGTTAACTTAGGAACAGCTGTTTTAGATGCTGTAACTATTGCAAGTATTACTGGACAACAGGTAAATACTCGTATAGGAAGTGTTGTAGCAGGAGCTTCAGCTGAAGTATATCCTATTGGAATACAAGCAAATATAGCTCTTGGAAACGAAGTATCGCAAGTATGGAAAATTGTTGATACCGGAGTAAGTGTCACTTGGAATAATATTGACACGGCCGCTTAAATTTAGTAAATTTTAACAAATAAGGAATTAAAAATTATGGCATCAAGTTATTCTACAGACCTTAAACTAGAGTTAATGGTTACCGGTGAAAAAGCTGGTCTTTGGGGAGATATTACAAACACAAACTTAGTTCTTTTACAACAAGCAATCGCTGGTTATGAAGAAGTATCAATAGCAGGTGGAGCACAAACAACTGCTCTAGTAATGTCAGATGCTGCAATATCAAATGCAAGAAATGCTGTTATAAAATTTACAGGAACGATTACAGGAAATCAAATTGTAACTATTCCA